TCGTCCGTCCCCTGCTGGTCTTGCAGGGCTCGGTGTATCAGTATGTAGGGTTCTGCAGTCCGCTCAAAGCGCAGCGAGCCGTCTGTGCCTTTTGTATAGAGTCTGATGCTTGCAAAGTCGTAAGGGTCGTAAGCCACGATGAAACGCTCGTAGGTGTGCTTCCTTCGCCACTCGTGGTCGGGTACGCCGGGCGAAGAGCACACTTCGTACTGGCGCTTCTCGCCTTTGATCGTCACCTGCAGACCCTGGTCCGTGAACGTCGCCATGCGTTTTGTAAATACCCAGAACATGTCCACCATGTCGTGCAGCGTCACTTCCTGGGTCTCCTCGTTCACGCTCTTCTCATACATGTCTATCCTACGCTCGCCGGTGGCAGGGTGCACACCCTCGTTCCATTCCTTACGGGCTGCGGCATAGGCATCTTTCAGCTCCTCCAGAGTGTACAGACTGTCCTTGTTGGCTTCGATAAACTCAACGTTCGGGCGGCTCGACGCCTTCTTCGCCGTCACGTTCTGACCCGTGAAGCGCCAGTCCTTGTGCAGCACCTGAGCCTGAAACCGTCCGAACACGCTCTCTATCGTCTTCGACTCGCCGTTGTAGGGCTGTGTCGGGCGGTGCACCCTGCAGATCTTCCCGATAAAGCCGTCAGAATCCAGCTTCTTGTGGCCGCCCTGGTTGTCATAAACAATCTCATAAGGCTTATGGCCGCTCTTCTGGATTGCCATGCGGTAGGCGTGGTATTGGGCCTCATAGTCCTCTGTGTCGCTGATGCAGTAGCCCAGAAGCACCTCGCTCATCGCGTCGATCACCTCATACACCTGGGTCGTCCGCACCTTGCCCTGCCCGTCCCTATAGTAAAGGTTCAGCTTCGTGCCGTCACCATACCATAGCGTGTCCCTGCGTGTCGGAAGTGCAGTCTTGTGCTTTCTGCCGTAACGCTGACGGGCAGCCTGCTCGCCATATACGGCGTCATACCATAAAGGCTCAACCGACGGGCTGTTCAACCATTTCTTCATACCGCTTAGGCTTCTTATCGGCTTCCAGCCTCTTTCCTCGGCTATCTCGTTTGCCTTCTCAAACAGCTGCGCGTCGGTGTACACCGGCACCTTGCTACGCTTCAAAGCCACAATCAGTTTCAGAAAGTCACCGGTTATCTTCAGTGCCGAAGAGTTGCCCAGCTTGCCGCTCACCACGCTCTGGTAGCCATCGGCCTTCCAAGCTTTCAGTCGCGTCTTCAGTCGCGCCAATGTGCCCGGAAGCGTGTGTCCGTAGCTCTCGCGCATACGTTCCGAACTGTCAAGTATCAAGTCCCACGCACCCGACATCGGAGCGTTCAGACTGCTGCGGATGGCCTGGCGTCTTGCCGCCATCTTCTCCAGCTCGCCAAGCACCGAGGCGTTGATGGTATATTCCTCTATCATCTTCTCCGTCAGGTGGCGCTCCTGCCCGTCCTTGTCCATATAGGTGTAGGCTTCGTAATACTCACGCGCCTTCGCATCTATCTTTATGCTCGCCTTCGTCATAGCCTCTCGCATCTTTTCTTCTGGGTCGCCGTATGTCGCCACAAACCGCCGTCTGTACTTCTCCGGAATACTGCTCCATACATACAGTGCCTGAGTCCCCTCGCCGCCGCCACGACGTGCACACGCTATGTTGCAGCGTTGCACGTTGCATTTCAGCGTGTTCGCCTTCATCACGGGGTCTCTGCCGCCCGTCAGCTCGGCAAACGTCACGCACAATATCTTGTTGTAGTACTCCATTTCCTTTTATCTTTGTTTTCCTTCTTGCGGTTCTCTCCTTACATAGTGGCGCAGCACATGGCTTCCACCTTCTCCTGCACGGTCTTGATGTCTGTAAACCCAGCGTGCTCGATGCGTTCCACCACGTCGCCTTTCTCGTCCTTCAACTCCAGTACGCCCGTGTTCTTGTCGCCTTCCCACATCCAGCCGTTCTCGAAGTGTTGGCGCATCATGTTGTCTGCGTCATGCACCACCTCGCTCGTAGGAGCCGTAACAAGCTCAAAACCGCCACGCTGAACGGCAAGGCTGCGTATCTTCTTTGCCAGGTCGCTCTGACCCTTCACCGGGTGAAAGTTCAATGCGTAGCTCACCATTTCCTTCGTCACGCCGAAGGCCTTTGCCAAAAACTCCCGCTGGGAGCGGGTTACTGTTATCACTCTTTTCATTGTCCTCTGTTTTTAGTTCGTTATTACTTTTGTTCGTGGAGTGTAGGGGAGTCGAACCCCACATGGCCATACAGCGCATGGCAAACCTGCCACTCCAGCGGTCTTTCCCGCCGTCATCCGAGGCCGCCCCAGGGGCTTCCGTGTTATCCTTCAATCTTCTTACCCTCGGCTATTACCGTCTGGACTGCACCGAAGAACTGTATCATCTTCTGTTTCGCCTTCAGCTCCAGTCCGTATGCCATGTTGCTCATCTTCCCTGTGCTCTGACGCTCTAAATCACCATACACCAGGTCGTCTGTCAGGTGTTCTATATTGTGACGCAAAGACTCCTCAAGTGCCGCAAGACCAAGTTCCTTGGCCGTCTCATACACAGGCTCCAGTATCGCCTTTGCAGCCATTGCTTCATACAGATCGTCAGCGTGCCAGCGGAAAAACTCTGCATAGTCATTCACCATGTCCTCTTTCCAACTTTCAATGTCGCCCGTCAAATGGTTCAACTTGTTGCGCATTCTGTTCATCGCCGCATTCAATGCAAATTCCTTATCGTTCATATTCTTTAAATGCTAAAATTTGTAATTCTCGGCCTTTTTCACTATCTTTGGCCGCGCGTTTATTCTTAAACACGCTGCAAAGATACAATATTCTGTATTTACTACCAAATTTTTCAGGCTAAATAATTCAATATTCTGTATTATGGAAGCAAAAAACGAGGTCTCTGCCCGTTTTATTGAGGCATACGAGACGCTATTAAGAGATAAGAAGGTAAGCGACAAACGTGATTTTGCCGCTAAGTTGGGTATTAGCGCCTCTATGGTCACAGAAATCTCCAAAGGGCGAAGCAGTGTCGGAACTTCTGCAATACAGAATATTGTATTACAATTCAATATTGATGCTAAATGGCTGCTCACTGGTGAGGGAACAATGCTTCAAGAAACAGAAAACAAAAATGCGCCGACTTCTAATCGCACTATTGAGATAGCCCGCCATGCTCCACACGGCAGCAGCGAGGGCATTCCACTCATACCGCTCGATGCAGTCGCCGGTTTTCCTGCCGAAAGTGGCGGTGGGGTACGCATGGAGGACTGCGAGCGCTATGTCATACCGGAGTTCGAGAACAAAGGGGCAAACTTCCTTATCCGGGTATCTGGCGACTCCATGGTGCCGCTCTATTATAGTGGCGACCTCCTCGCTTGTCGCAAAATCACAGACATCCGCTTCTTCCAATGGGGTACCGTCTATGTCCTCGAGACGAGCCAGGGGGTACTCGTCAAACGGGTGCAGGAAAGCGCAGATCATGCCGACAGCATTCTATGCGTGTCGGAAAACAGCAGTGTTCATCACCCTTTCCTTCTCCCACGCGACGACATACGCAGCCTGAGCATCATCGTCGGACTCGTCCGCCTCGTCTGATACTCACGTCACACGCATCACGCACACGCTCCACACCGCAAAACGTGTCGCGCACGCACATACATAGGTATAATAGGGTAGCAAAGCAGCCAAAACCCCGATAAACAGGGCGTTCCCGACATTCCGCAAAGGTTTAGAACATGCCAAAACGTGGGATTATCCCCACCCCCTAAACGCCCGAAAATGACATCAATCACAATTTATTCGGAGTTATATAGGGGGTCAATCACTTGTTTTCCATGTTAAAAGTGAATACCCAAATGCACACCCTCTCTGAACATTTCGTTTTTCCATGCACACCCAAACGCACACCCAACTGCACACCCAAACCCGAAAAACGCCATTTTTCGCCCCTCTCAGGAGCCGTCATAACGCAAAAACGGCTTGACCACTGTTCAAATCAGTGCTCAAGCCGTTCAAATGCCGTTATATCAAAGTTTTAGCCGTTTAAACCATCCTTATTTCTTCTCTTTATCCGTCCTGGGGCCTCTTATCAGCTCTCCCTGCTGGATCAGGGCCTTTTTATTGAGTATAACGCCTCCATCAGCCAGTCCGGCGTGCAGCAGCGAGCTTTTCTTTATACCCACCTCATCCTCTGTCAAAACCGTATAAATCGCCGATATTGAGCCGAAGTAGTAGTTCTTCCGCCCATGTATCAAATGCACGTGTATAACCTTTGTCATAACCGTTCCTTTCTGTTTCTTAAAATGTTCGTTTTCGCTTGCAAATATACCAAATAATAACTATTTGGAAGAATTTACAAGCATAAAAAGCAAGAAACAAGCAAAATAAAAGGCATGACCGCAGCCACACCCTCTCTCATTCAACCACCACTCAAACAAGCCGTTTTAAGCCCCGTCAGCGCCCATTTCCATGTCCTGTCGATAAAACACCCACATGAGCAGCCATACACGCCCAGAAGCCCACGAAATTCCCCACACAGCCGTCTGGACAGCCCAAAATATAACATTCTCCGCCCCGATGTAAAGCAATACCCTTCAAACACCGTTCAAATCGAGCCCAAACGTAAAGCAAATGTAAAGCGAATGTAACGTTTCGTTTTTCCCTCTCATTTCGCCAATCATCCTCAAACCCTTTGTAAATCAACGCTTTCCCCGATTTCTCTCTCACTCCACTTTTATACGTTTCGTTTTATCCCCCTTATG